TTCTGTCATCTTTTGTTATTTTACTTTATGATTACGCTCCTGCTTCAGCTTCTCTTGCATCGTCAATTGCTTTATCAATTTCTTGTTTTGCACCTAATATACTTGCCATATCCACCTGGAGTTGTAAGTTTGTTTCTCTTAATTCAGCTATTTCATCTAATAAAGCCTGAATTTCTACTTGGTTGGCTTTATAATCTATATAATCACTACTTTCTTTAATTAAATATTCATGTGAATTTATTTCTCCATATTTAGGAATAATAAAAAATAAATTGTTGTATATATTAAAAAAATCTTCTACGGAAGCCAAGTTAGGATCAAAAAAACTTAAATCTTGCTCTGCTACACCTAATTCTTTAAATTCTGTGTCAAATGTAGATCTAAATGACTCTCTATTATACCCCGTTCTAATTAAAGTTACTTCTGTATTTTCATCTGTAGAAGTATTTAATTGAGTATCATCTAAAGGTGCATTAGAAGGTGCATTAGAAGATGCATTTGAATTAGGAGCGTTATTATTTGTTGAATTATATTGCATTATCCATTTACTACTTTAAACATTATATCTTCATCGAATACTTGTGTCGTACCATCTAATACAGTTTTTATTAAAATTGTATAATACCTTTCAGGTTCTAATCCATTCATATATACATCAAAATAACTTGATGTTGTATCTGAGCTAATTTGAGTATAAACTTCATCAAATGGTATTACAAATTCATTTGTATCTGTATCTTTTATAGCATATGTAGATACTCCTTTAGGTAAATAAAAATTAGTTGTGTATAAAGAAGAAGTTTGAAATACAACATCTGGGTATTTTGGTATAGCTGCTATTCTAAATCTTTCAACACTTTGGGAATAATAAGTTCCTACATTATTGTAAATAGACATAAAGGCTTCAGGTGTACCTATTGTAGTATTTTTTGAAGATCCTGTATCATAATATTGATCATTCCATTTTAAATCTAATAATGGGGGATAAATAGTATTAGTGTCAATTGAAAAATATCTAAAGGTTGCTGTAGTAGCTTGACTATCTATAAATTCTCTTGAACTTGACTGTTTAACTAAAAAACCATCATTTATAAAACCTTTAGTATTATCTACTAGTGAATTTGTAAACCAAGTTTTTATAGTATTTGTTACGTCTACACTTAAATCAACACCCATTCCATATGAAAATGATTGAGATTGAATAACTGGTAATCCTAAATTAGAGCCTGTATACCAAGTACCCCCTCCTTCTTCATTTAATATAAAAGAGGCTGTTGCATATGCATTATAAGGATCTACTATTTGCCATTTTTCAGCTCCAGCATCTGAACCTGAGTATGTCATAAACTCCCAACTAGCACCATCTGAAGATAAAGGATTATTAGCAAATTTTCCTGATCCCATACCCCAACTTCCTGATATTGGGTATATTTTTAATTCTTGATCTAAATTTAAACCATTAACTACGGCTGCTGAGTTTCTTAAATCAACTCCAAATTCTCTATTACTCCAATTTGATGCAGATATTGCTGGTGATGATAGTGTTATTTTAATATCATCTGACATTGGGTAACCTGCAAATGACTCTGATTTAAATATTAATTTATCTCCTGGTTTATAACCTATTCCATAAGGTGGTTGTGCTTCTAAAACTGTTACAGTTGTTACTAAATCATCAGCATGAATTTTAAAATAAAAAGTGTCATCAGGATAAGCTGCAGCAAATGTAAATACCCCTGCTCCTACAGTTGAATCAATAGCTGCAGGTGTTAAATAAATATCTTTATTATCAAAATATGAAAAATAATCTTGACTTACATATGAAGCTGATCCATTATTTACTATTGGTGAAGATATTACTTGATTATTTTTAACTACTAAATTTATTGAAGCACTTAAAGAAGATGTTGTAACTGTATTTTGAACATCATCATTTGATATAATAAAGGGACCATAAGTACCATCATTTGCTGTAAATACAGGAGTAATTACTAAGTCATCTACTATATCTCTATTAGGGATAAAATAAGTTCCATGTGTTTGAACATTAAAATGTTGTCCTCTTCCATTTCCTGTTGATGAAGAAGGTATTAAATCCCATGAAGGTGTTATATACCCTACACCATCTGATTGTGTTGGGTAATTAGCAGATGATGTCATTGTTTGATCAAATAAAAGATCAGACCCACCTATATCTGTATTAAGTACTGTTACTCCTGATCCTGATATGTAAGTATTAATCCAACCATCAATTTCTGGTTGTGAAAATTTTAATAAATATCTACTAACTTGTGGTTTGCCTTCTTTAATATAAGTTGATGCTTCTATTATCTCATCCAGACCGGTATTCATAGACTTTTTTTCAGTGTATAATGATGTATCTTTTGTAGGAAAAATTTTATATATTGCCATAATTTCTTTTTATATTGGTACTACTCTACCTCTAATATCTTCTGTTGGATTCTTAACTTCAAAAACCATTGGATCAATTGAAGGATATAATACACTATCTATAGTAGATCCATTAACATCATATGAAAATTTACTATAACCTAAACTTTCTCCTGCTAAATTTACAATTTCTATATTATTTACAGTTTGTACCCCTTCTACTTTATCTAAAAGAATTGAAATATCTTTCATCATAATAGGTTCATTAATTTGCCATTTATCTATTTCAAAAAATGTAGTTAATGAATTTATACATTTAGTTATAGTTTCTGCATTATTATAATTAGGTCTAACTATTATTTCAAAATTTACTCCTATATTAATAATATAAGCATCTTTTATTTTAATAGAATCATTTATCATTCTATACTCCGATAGATATGTTTGTAAATTTCTTTTTAAGATGTCAGATGCTGTTCTTAATTTTTTATTTATATCATAAGTTAAAATATATAAATCTAAAACAGATGGTAAGGTACCAGCTTCATACTCACCTACTTTACAAGGTTGAACATGAGCTTTAGCAACTACTCCTAAATTAGAAGGCATTGATAAAGATCGAACTAAATAATCTTGTGGAGTAACAGTTCTTAATTGGTTTTGAAAATTACCTAGTGAATTTTGTCTTATTTCTTCTACAGTATCCCCATCCATTCCACCATCTGCTGCCTTAACATTGTTAGAGGCTATTGATTTAAATATTTGATTTGCTAATGTTGTATTTGATAAATCTGGATTGATAAATTTTATATTTGTGTCATCTACTGCTGTTAATACTCCAGCTTCTACATTTGCTGATGCTCCTCCCCCAACTAAATACCTTACAGTTAAAGTTGTATTATAAGGAGCAATACCATAAGTGTTAGTATAAACAAAATTTAATGGAGAAAATGCTGTTGTTAATTTAGTTTTTTCAAAAGGTAATCCTAAACCAACATTGTCTGGGTTTGGGACTATTTCTTCATCTATATTTCTAGTACTACCAGCCCCAAATTGAAGTTGTAATGTATTTTCATTTAAAAATCTTGTAACAAATCTTCTTTGTACTGATTTTAATTCTAATAAATAAGGTACTTCTGTATCTATTGAATAATTAGGATCGTTTGTGTTTGTGTTTCTAATTGAATTAAATACGTTTTCTTGCGCTAAATTAGGAACTTCATACCAGACATTACCATTACTATCAATTACATCTAATACACCTATAATATTCCCAGCCTTAAGATCTCTAGTATCGAATTTTTTAGAAGCGTTAAATACAAAATTTTGTGACCTAACAGTAGCAGATATTGCTTTTCTTTTCTTTTTTAATAAAAAATAGGTAGGATTGACTCCTGATATTTGGTATATTGATTCTTCAGTTAAATCCAATGAACTTGATGATTGGAAATCTACTGCATCTTCTATTATAAAATTCATTGAAGAATCTACATTTGAAGAGATTTGTGTATTTTCTGGAATTACTACAGCATAATCATAATCAGGTACATAAACACTTGCACTTAATTTTGAAGGTACTTGTTGGTAAAAGTCTAATTCTACAGATGCTACAGTTGTTACTTTAGGGACATACCCCATAGAGTAAGCTAAAGAATATAAATTTGTAGTTTGTCTTGCTTTTTGTATAAAAGTTTCTTGGATTTGGTTATCTAAATAAAAAGATAACACATCCCCTACATACGCAGACATTTCCATAAATAACATTCCAGTTGATGTTTCTGAAAAATCATTATAAGTATTTGGGAAATATGTTTTAGAATATTGTATTAAATTTTCCCTTAGAGTACTAAAATCTCTATTTATATATCGTATGTCTCTATTTAATTTACTCATTATTGTAGTAATATATTAATTTCATCATCTACCCCAAAATTTACAATTTGATATACTAATGTAAAGTTAACTGTATTTTCATCTGGTAGATTGTTAAACTTGATTTCTTTAATCAATACATTAGGGAAATAAAGTGTTATGTCATCTTGGATTGTATTTTTTAAATCATCATTTGATATATCTTGCATATTTTCAAATAATAAATTTCTTAAATCAGCTCCAAAACTTGGCTTAAATACTCTTTCTCCTTTATTAGTTAATAAATAATTAACCATATTTGCTTTAATTTGATCTCTAGTATAATATGTGGGCACAAAAACAGCATCCCCATTTAAGGGGAAACCAAAACCAATAGCTCTACTTTTTTGTAGATCTATAGGCCATTTATTTTGTATAATTCTTGCCATTATTTGTTATTCATTAATCCCATTATTTGAGACATATCTACTTCTCCTGCTGGTAATGTTCCATTAGCTACATCCATTCCTGCTTGAGGTTGAAATGATTGGACATTACTACTATTTAAAGCCATATTTGTATCCCCTAATATATTTTTATATGCTGTTCTTTTATCTTCAACTGACATCACAGGTTGCGGTGGAGTTGGTGGGGTATAATTTTCAACTACAGGTGCAACTGGTACTTGTGATATAACTTTTGGAGTTTTAACAGCTTCCAGTAAAATTTCCTTCAATTCTTCTTGAATTGCTTCTTTTACTGCTTCTTTAATAATTGTTTTTAATGCTGATGTCTTCATTTTATTTATAAATATTAGTTATTTTAATTTTTTA